TACTCTTAAAACGTATCGTAAGGTCCAGGTAACTCAGGAAATTGCAGCAAACAAATACGTTGATCTACCGGATAGCTGCTTATTCATTACAAGAGTTCTACCACTCACAAACAATTCGTCCAATTCATCGGGTATGTGGTCGGCTCGTTACCAGATGCACTTGAACGATGTGTACGACCTTCAGTACGCCGGAGCACTTGTGAATTACGTTGAGACCCGCCAGTTCCTTGAGATGCTGGATATGATTCTGAATGGTGTCCCTCCGATTCGTTTTAACCGCCATATGAATCGTTTGTTCATTGATATGGACTTTTCATACACCATTGCGGTGGGAGACTGGATCATTGTTGAAGCATATGAGACTCTCGAGAGAGATGGTTCTGGCGCACACACCAAGGTCTACAACGATATGTTCCTCAAGAAATACGCAACGGCTCTTATTAAACGCCAATGGGGTCAGAATATGAGCAAGTTCGAAGGTATGCAACTTCCAGGCGGCGTTACAATGAATGGCATGAAGATTCTTGAAGATGCCAATGCAGAAATTGAGAAACTTGAAATTGACATGGAACTCAGATACGCAAAGCCAGTGGATTTTCTTATTGGTTAATCTATGAAACAAGCATTCGTATATTCTTGGCGTAACAAAACCACCAATAAGATTTATATTGGGTGGCATAAGGGTTGTGAAGATGACGGGTATGTTTGTTCCAGCAAGGTTTTAATGGAAGAATACCAAATCAATCCACAAAATTTTGAAAGATTCATTATTGCTCATGGGACTTCAGAAGATATGGCAAAATTAGAAACTGAAATTCTTAAAACAGTTAATGCTAAAGATGATTTAATGTTTTATAATCAGCATAATGGAAATGGTCTTTATCATTTAAAGGAGCATACACAAGAAGCAAAAAGAAAAATTTCTATAAGTAAGATTGGAAAAAAACGACCTGATGTAACAGAAAGAAATCTTTCCGAATTAAATCCATTTAAAACATTTGGTAATACCAAGCCTCGAGTATTTCTTGCTAGTGTTGATCGAAGTGGAGAAGCCAATGGTAGATACGGATTGCCAGTTACACAACTGACACGCGATAAAATTAGTGCTGCAAATAAAGGTAAACTTAAGGGTGTATTAAAATCTCCTGAAACTAAAGAAAAAATGGCTCTAGCTAGAAAAGCATTTTGGGAACGTAAAAGGGGGATTTTAAATGCCTCGTAATGTTTATTTTTCTCAAGGTGCAAAATCTGAACAAAATCTTTATGAAGATTTGGTTGTAGAAGCGCTTTCCATCTATGGTCACGAGATGTACTACATTCCTCGTAGTATGGTCTCACGTGATATGATTTTAAATGAGGACATTGAATCCAAATTTACCGACGCGTATGTTATTGAAATGTATCTTGAGAATGTGGATGGCTTTGACGGTGACGGTACGCTGTTCACAAAGTTTGGTCTTGAGATTCGTGACCAAGCAACCTTTGTAGTTTCAAAGCGTCAATGGGAAAAACTTGTTGGTCTCTACAATAATGAGATTGTTTCGGGCCGTCCGAATGAAGGTGACCTTATCTTCTTCCCACTCACTCGTTCGTTCTTTGTCATTAAGTTTGTTGAACACAAGTCTCCGTTCTATCAACTCTCCAAGGTTCCAGTCTATAAGTTACAATGTGAGATGTTCGAATACTCCGACGAGGACTTCTCTACGGGTATCAAGGAAATTGATGCAATTCAAGAAAAGTTTGCGACCGAGTATTTCTTTGACATTGAAAACTCAAATGGTACAAAGTTTGTCATTGGTGAAACTGTAAAGCAGATCGTTTCACCCGCAACAAATTCTACCGATGCCGTTGAAATCTTTGGCAAGGTTCTCCGCTTCGACCAAAAGATTCCTACCGACCCATATAGCCAACTTCGTATTGCCCTTGGTGAAATTCGGATGAGCAATGGTAACTTTGGTGGTTTTGCTCTTGGTCAGCTTATCGGAATGACCAGTGGCGCCGAATGGGACATTACAAAGGTGTATGATCTTGATACCGAAGGCGAGAATCTTACCTTTAATGGTAATGCCCAAGGCGCTCAGAATTATGATTTTGAGAAACAGGGTAGCGACATTATTGACTTCAGCGAACAGAACCCATTCGGTGAGGTTGGTATCTCCGAAGAAATTGTACCTTCCGGAATTTCATCTTTTCGTGCAGATTCAACAGGAATCTTTGCAGACTCTACAACATTAACAGCCGACACTCAATAACATGGCAAAACAGATTATTTCAATAGGAACAGCAGCAAACGATAGAAATGGTGACCCGCTTCGTACGGCATTCACCAAGGTAAATGCCAATTTTACTGAGCTGTATAATGCAGGTGTACAAGGCGTCCAGGGTATTACTGGTGCGCAAGGAACTCAGGGTATTCAAGGACTCCAAGGTATCACTGGCGCTCAGGGCATTACGGGCGCGGGTACCCAAGGTGCACAAGGCACTCAAGGAATTCAAGGACTGCAGGGTATTACTGGTGCTCAAGGTACCCGTGCAGCGGAAGATAGATTAATCAACGGTAGCCACGAAGTTGTACTTAATGCCACTGGTGAACTTACATTTCCTGAAGGTGCCAACATTACCGATACGGCTACCACAATAGTCATAACTCCACCAGGCGCAGCTGCTGGACAAAGTTTAGTGATTCGTCCAACTTCATCAACTTGGTCTGTGACATCCAGTGGTTATATTGAATACGGTAGCCCAATTACAATTTCTGTTAATTTATTAAGTTGGGCTTATTTTGGAACAGTTAATTATGAAATTACGGGAATGGGGGTAACTCAACAATCCTTGGGTCGAGCACTCACGGGCAGTGTGGTTTTCACAGGTCTTCAACAAGCAGATTCTCAAGAAGTTACCTGGACAATACCGGCTAATAGCACTATCACGGAATTCACTTTTACAATAACAGGAGTTGATGGCACTCGCTCTAATGATATTCAGGTAGAAAATGATCCGGCATTATATTACAATTTTGAATCTAATGCGTTACCTACCGGTAATTATGTTACCGTAACTAACAATGGTATTACCAACTCGGAACACAGTCACGTACATTTAATCTCGGGCAATTCTGTAACAACCGATATCTATTTGGGTGATGACGATCAGTTTGTTAAAATTGAAAAGAACGGCGGCGATGTTGTTATCGGCACCAATACAAATACTAAAAATTGGAGATTTGATACCAATGGGGATTTAACATTACCTGCTGCCGGAGACATCTTAGACAGCACTGGTGAATCGCAATTTATTAGCATATCGGGATTAAAAACATTGGTTGCAGATAGTACAGATTTTGCCGACTTTAAAACAAGAATTGCCGCTCTTTAATCTATGACAAGCGGACACTTTTACCATTCCCATATTCGTAGGGTTGTTTCGGTATTCGGAACAATCTTCAATAACATCAATGTAGTACGCAAAGACCAAACGGGTCACGTGGTGCATTCGGTACGGGTTCCGCTTTCCTATGGTCCCAAGGCTAAGTTCCTTCAACGTCTCGACGAACAGAAGGACCTTCAGGGAAATAAGGTCGCAATGAAATTACCTCGTATGTCCTTCGAGATTACGAATATGGTATACGATGCGACCACAAAGATTAATCGCAATAATGTTGTAACCTCAATTGATGCTGGAGATACCTTGACAAAGCATATCGTGCGGACCTTTGCTCCGTACAGAATGAACTTCCAGCTCTCAATTATGGCAAAGAATCAGGACGATGCTCTTCAGATTGTCGAACAAATTCTGCCATACTTTCAGCCCGAATATACCGTTACAATTAAGGAACTGGATTCAGTGAATCTTACCACCGACCTTCCATTTGTTCTCACCGCGGTAAATCTCGAAGATACCTACGAAGGTAACTTTACAGAACGCAGAGCAATCATTTACACTCTGGACTTTGAGACACGTATCCGTTTCTATGGTCCCGTGTCCAATAAGGCAATCATTAAAGTTTCTGATGTCAACCTGCTCACGAATCAGAACAATAAGGTCGATGTGAATATCCACACGACCGTGGGATCCATTGAAGATACACCCGACAACTATACTATAGTTCAGACAATAACGGACTTCGGATTCGACGATCCGCAACCCTAATCCTTTTACTATATTATGAGCAAAAGCGAAGAAATCTTAAAAAACTTGGAACAGAACCTACCTGCTGTTCCTGTGGCTCCTGTGGATCCAGAAGTGAAGGTGAATAAGGAGATTGAGGACGACTATAACTTTTCACGTGAGACCTATAAGGAACTTGTGGATAAGTCGAATAAGGCAATTGACGGTATGATGGAACTCGCCTTACAGTCGGAGCATCCGCGTGCATTTGAAGTGCTCAGCAATATGCTCAAGAACACTTCCGACATGACGGATAAACTCATGGCACTTCAGAAGCAAAAGAAGGAAGTTAAAAAGAAAGAGAAGGGCGAGGTTCAGGCTGGTCCCACTGGCAGCGTGACAAATAACAATGTCTTCCTAGGCTCGGTTACCGATTTACAGAAACATTTAATTGCTCAGAACACCGAAAAAAATGTCACAAATGCACCTTAAAAATGCAGAGATGGGCTACCTCGGTAACCCGCAGGTCAAACGAGATGGCGTCCAACAGCAGTTTGCAAAGGACGAAGTAAGCGAGTACCTCAAGTGCATGAAGGATCCGATTTACTTTGCAAAGAACTATGTCAAGGTAATTTCTCTGGACAGAGGCTTGGTTCCGTTCAAGCCCTATGCGTACCAAGAGAAGATGTTTGATCATTTTACAAACAATAGATTCTCCATTGTTCTTGCGTGTCGCCAATCGGGTAAGTCCATTTCGTCGGTCATCTATATTCTCTGGTACGCAGTATTCCAACCCGACAAGACCATTGCGGTACTTGCCAATAAAGGTTCAACGGCACGCGAAATGTTGGCACGTATTACCCTTGCACTTGAGAACCTACCATTTTTTCTACAACCAGGCTGCCGAGCATTGAATAAAGGTTCTATTGAATTCAGTAATAACTCGCGCATTATTGCAGCAGCGACCTCCGGTTCTTCAATCCGTGGTCTCTCCATTAATCTTCTCTTTCTGGATGAGTTTGCCTTCGTTGAAAATGCAGCAACCTTTTACACCTC